TAGCTAGTGGTGCTAGTGTTGTGGGCAGCGAACCAGAAGCAGTTCCAAAAAACGGATAATGGATTGTGGCTGATGCTCCTGGATCTGCTACGGAAATATTTCCGCCTGCACTGGCCCAGGATAAAACTCCGCTGGCATCACTAGTTAGAACAAATCCAGCACTAGCCGCTACCGCGGCTGGAAAAGTAAGTGTGTAGTTTGCAGCCATTGATGCAGCAGCTTGTAAGGCAATATAACTACTACCGTTAGCCGACGCTTCTCTGAGTCGAAGATCGCCTTGATCTGCAACAGTAATATCAGCAGCAACTATTACTCCGCCAGTGCCATTGGGATCCAGCGTGAGATCTTGATTTAATTGTGATGTTGTTAAGGTTGCACCAGAGGCAGAGATATTTCCAATTTTCTCTTGGCCTACTGTGCCTCCGCTTGTTCTTCGTCCCATATTGTATCCGCCTTATGCTGTTGATGTTTCTATGCCGTAGACCACAACACTTAATGTGGGAGTCCCGGTCGGTGTCGAAAACACTAATAGGTCTCCGGTCTTCATTACGATACCGGTGCGTTCTAGTACACCGTTGGCTACCAATGATGTGTCGTATTCTATGTATTCTGCCACTGTTGGTGTTGCTAATGCTGACACTGCTAAACGTATGTTAGCCGGTGTGCTTGAATTGCGATTACATATATTTACAGAAACTACGCTGAATGTAGCTGCGGGTACTGTGTACACCGTGGTATCTGCTGTGGTTGTTATGTTAAAAGCGCCTAATCTTCCTGTTGCCATATTATTCTCCGTTAATTATTTAAAAAGTAATTCCATGCCACTGGGTAACCTCTTACCCCTGCCTGGAAATTAAAGTTAGCTTTCATAGCTATGGTACCGCCTGTGGTAGTTGTGATCTGTGTACCCGACACATTGATAAAACCAGCTACCAAGCTATTTACGTTCAAAGCAGCTCCACCACCACCAATTTGTGCAGAAATATATGCTCTAATTGCTCTCTGTGTAGAAACAACGTTATCTGAATTAGCTGTTAAGAATGGATCTGTGCTAAATTCTGTAATTGTTGCTGAGTTTCCGCCCAATGTTATGTTACCCAAACTTAGTTCTGCTAGACCTGCAATGTTAAATGCATCAGCATTCAATGTTGCAACACCAGTACTTTGTTCGATAGTAAACAATTCACCAACTCGGAAGTTACCGTCTTGGTCAGTGGAGGTATAGAACACACGACCGCCGTTGTTGTCCACAGTCTCATTGTCCTGTATAGCAGGCTGAGTAGGCAGTCCTGGATAGTTGGTTTCTACAAAGTTACCTGTGCCTATGTCTAAGAAGTCGTGTCCTGTGAGTCTCACTTGACTGTAACGAATACGTGTGGTTATTGCTGTGCCATCTGCAGGAGCATTGAACTCACTCATGCTTGGTGACAGTTGAAAGAATGCAGATCTTGCTCCGTCTTGTGTGCCGCTTTCTGAAAGCACCTGAACCAATTTGTATACAGTATTAGGTTGTGTGGCAAAAACCACGTTGGCACCTGCTCTAGGTATGCCTGTTAATCTCTTAACTCCGATAAATCTACCACTTTGGAAGTTATTCCCGTAGCCGTTGCCTGTATCTTGCTCTATTATGGCTGAGTCAAATCCTGTACCACGATTTTTAAAGCTGACGTTGGCACAAGCACCATCGCCTATTCTCACAGTAGTAGGAGCTTCAAACAGATTGTTGGGATCAGTTATGGTAATAGTTGGTGCTGAGGCATAGGCTGATCCTGGATCGGTGACTCTGATAGCAAATATCTTGGAGTCTGAAACAAATGCACGAGCCTTGGCAGTGGCACCTAGTATGGCACTAGATGCTGCTGTGGTTGATGCTGAAGGAATAATAGCCCATATGCTTGTTTGGCTAGGATTACCATTCACAGCTTCAAGCGCTCCTGTGCCTGAAGCACGAGTGATTGCTCTTGTGGTCCATACTATGCCGTCTTCTGAGCTGCTCATGTTGTTGCTGCTGCTTTGTGTGACTAAGAAAACACCTTGTCCGTAGTTTACACGAGTTGTTGTGCCTGATCCGATGTAGCCGCTGGAACCAGTTGAACTCCATGTTACGCCTTTGTCTACGCTCCATACTGGATTCACAGACCCGTCACTAGATACTACAACAAATTTGTTAGAACCATAGGCTATGCCGCTCCATGATGAAGCAGATGGTAATGTTCCGCCCGCAGTCCATGTCACGCCGCCGTCCGCGCTGTAGGCAGTGGTGTTAAAGAGAGAGCTGACTACTATCCATACTCCTTGACCATAAGCGATGCTGGTTCCTGTGCCGCCTGGTGTGCTGGCTCCTGCGACCCATGATTGGCCACCGTTGGTTGAATAACATGTGGTTCCGTCGAATCCTATAACTACCCAACGTGCAGCACCATTGACATTGCCATAGGCAACACCAACAGCTTGTCCACTTAAAGCTCCTGGCAATGCGCCGCCCGCAGTCCATGTTGTTCCGCCGTCTGTTGAATATGCATTGACTGTTGTGCTGTTTGAAACTGCTACTAAATGATTGGCAATCGGGGTTGCTGTACCTGTGCCTGAACCTATACCAGTGGCCACAAAATATGTGCCGACTAGATTGGCTGCAGATCCTATGCTGGTGTACACAGTATTACCCAGTGAAGTGATAACATAGGATCTACCTATGACGAATGCACCTGCAGTTTCTACTGTTGTTAATTTACCTGAAGCTATTGATGTCCAGTTTGAAGTGCTAGGCAATGCCAACAAGTTTTCACTCCAGGTAGTACCGTTGGTAGAAGTATTGGTAGTTCTTGAACCACTGGCTATTGCTACAAATTTACCACCAGCGCCCACACCTGTGAATTCAAATGCAGTAATTGCTCCAGTGGTAGCGTTAACTGCTGTTACTGTGACAGTAACATCGTTGGCACTTGACGCACCGCCAAGATTGGTGCCAACAATAGTTAGTGTGTCTAGTCTTGCATATCCTGTTCCTGCACTAACAATAACCACAGCTGAATATTTTACACCTTTTCTTGCCACAGTGAACGTAGCGCCTGTGCCGCTGCCGCTGGTTGTGGTTGAAATCGGCGAGTATACTGCAAAAGTTGGAGCATACGTTGCGTCGGTATAACTCTGAGCTGTGCCTAATGTTCTTGCAGTACTGCTGTAGGTTGGTGAAGTAAATGTAACTCTTGGCTCAACTACATAGGTTGATGAAGCATCTGGTGCTACTATAGCAGTTCCCGGAACCAAATGATCCCAACCTGCACCCCCAGTGCTTTCTTTGGTCACAGTGGCAATTTTTGTACCAGCGGAATATGCATCTACAATACCAACCTGTCCTGCTCCAGCGCCCGAAGTTACAATCAACTTCATACCTACATAGGCATTGCTGATTTCGTCATCAGTGGCTGCTAGTGTTAGTTGAGTGGTTGTACCGCTCTGAGCAGTGTTAGCGTTGGATAGATATCCGCTACCGCCTAGGTTACCGTCGGCTTCGGGAGCTGTTGTACTGTCGTCTACGTTGTCTAGTAATCTAACTTGGAATACAGCGTCGTCACGGAAATCATCTTGTTCAACACTTGCGCCAGCGCCTCCGCCTGACACGGTCCAGGTGACCTCAGTATAATCAGAACCGGCATTCTCATATTCAAACTGCCAAATCTTATCAACACCGTCGGTGATAACACTGCCCACATCTGCTAGGTATGATTTATTATCTACCTCACATAATATTGGAGTTTCTGTGACGTCGAATCCTTCTGCTACAGAACCAAAGTCACCGTAGGAGTTGTTGCCGTTGGTGCCGCGAATACGACCGCCTGCTTCAGCAAGGTAACCTATGTGTGCATAGTATGAGAACACAGAAACCAGTTCTGCACGTCCATTGTTAGTCACCCATGCACCGATACCATCACTGATAATCTGTGTAAAGTCATTAGACACAATAGAATCATTACCGCCATTGTGTAGTGCTCCGTCGATTTTCTGTCCAATGGCCGCTGTACCAAATGTAGCAACGTTTTGTACATAAGGTGAACGTCCGATAATCCATGTACGGAAGTCATCTGGGCCCCAACCTGGATCCAATGAAGCATATGCGCCTGCACTTACTCTCGAAGTACCATATGCGTTTGGTGCTAATAAATCTCCGGTTAGGCCTTGAAGTGTTTGATTGCGTAAGCCTGTACCGTTGCGTAGATAGTACATGTCTTCTTCAAGACTTCCGGTTACTGCGTTAGCATAATATCTCGCTGCTAATCTAGATTTATAGTTGCCAGGATACTGCAAATCAAATTTCAACGCATCAACATATCTATCTACATCTCGCAGGCATGCCGCACTGTCGTAGTATAGACTCACAGTCATTGAGCCTGACTCATTAAGCTGAGTATCGAATGCAGTGTTGCTGTTCCTGGTTGTTGAAATTTTAAATGTTGTGGCGCTTACCACATTCTGTATGTAATAAGTTGTGCCGGTAGTTATTCCACCAAATACTGTGCCTGTGAATCTAATGGCTGCATTTCTTACCATCCAGCTAGTGTCTGTGCATGTGAATATGTCTGTGGCTGCTGTAGCCACCGTTACTGTAGTTTTATAAGTTGTGCCGATATAAGCTGAAATTTCAGCAGAGATATAAGCACGATTACGTTCTAGTTGTAGTCTAGCCCAATCAGCACTTCTAATACTTGTTTGACATATAGATCCTTCGTTGGTAGCACCGTAGACAATGTCATCCAACAGTGTCATCAATGTTTCAATACGAGCCTGTGCAGTAGCATTACCGCCCACGTTGGCGCTGGCCAGTCCTTTAACATAGGTAAATGAAGCTCTAGTAGCAGTCTTCTGATTCAGTGTGAATACATCAGCAGCTGTGGCTCTCAAATATGAGTATGCAGCTTCTCTAGTTTTAAAGTTGCTGTTGAACATGAAGTCAAACATCACAGCTTCAAGAATCAATCTCACATCTCTTTCACATTTAGCAGAGTTATAGACCAATGTGGGATAGTTAGCAGTGATATAAGCTGTGGCAGCAGTGACTATGGTTTCTTGTGCAGCATCTAATGTTACTGCGGCTGCTATCAATGCCGTTGTCGAAGTCACAGCATTTGTTGCTGTTGGATAATCAATAACTTCTAAATCAATATCAAGGCTGGCGCCGTTAGTGAATGAAGCTAATACGCTACCACCATATGTGGCTGCAAGTTGGAATGTATCGACAGAGCCTACTGTTACCACCCAATATTTTGTTCCGTTGACCAGTCCGTTGGCAGTGGTTCTTGGGATCACTGCATCGCCTACAGTCAATCCGTGAGCAATAGATGTCAGTGTGTTTAATGTGGCTATAGTAGTGACATTGATCTGTGGCGTTGTAGACTCAGTAGAATCGCCTTGTATGATGTTGGTGATGATATCAACCAATGCACCCACTGTGGCGTTGGCAGCTGAGCCGCCTGACAAGTTTGTTGAGTCAGTCCATTGAGTAGCAGCATTGGTAGCAGATTTTGTCACTGTGGTATTGGCAATAATCTGCTGTACCACTGTCTTTAATCTACCGTAAGCGGCCACAGTAGCAGCGATTTCTGTGCTGTCAATCTGTAGATCAGTGCTGTTATCGCCGTCAAAGTATGCTAGTCCTGCGTTAAGAGTGGCCCAAGTTCCACCATAGGTCAAATCATAGATCATAGCATCAATGATAAAGCCTACGTCTCTACGACATGTAGTCTTGCTGTATTTCACTGAACTGAAATTTGCAGTCAAATAAGCAGTGATTTCTTCCTTGATAAATTCTTTATTTTCTTTTAGAAGTGTTCGTGCATCACCAAACCCTACCAGGAATACAGTATTATATCCTGTGGGATTTGCAGAACTCTCCATGTGGGTAGTTCCGATTTTAAAATCAATTTGGTGCTGCATTGTTCTAACTAATCTTTGGATGTCAGTTACTTCTACAGAACTAGCATAAGGAAAGTCAGCACTCTGCGTAGCAGTGTTACCTGTACTTTCAGTGACATTTGTTCCTAGTATAACTTGTCCTACTACAGTTTCTAATCTAGTCAGTGCGCCGAGGCTGTATTTGGCATCATCTCTACTGGTTAAACTGCCTGCTGGTCCAGCGTTCACAGAACGTTTTTCATCACCTACTAATGCAGTTTCCACAGGCACAATAATAGGCAATGTTTCTCTGTACTGTCCAGTTTTAATATTAATTGTGTTATTAGGCACACGTCTTTCTGGAAGAGCATCAGTATCTAAATCTGTAAGGGCTGTGATAACAATATCAATTAGTTCGTCACTAGTTGTAGTAGTTCCAGGTTCGGCCACATAATTAGTGTTAATATACTGTGCGACAATCGCTGTAGAGTCTAAGGCCAATGTTTGATACACAGTAGTTGGCACTTGATTAGCTAGTACCTTTGCTACTACTAATTTTAATTGTTGGTAAGCTGCGACTCCTTCGTCTGCTTCTGCTGCCAGTGTTACATACGGAACACTTTCTTCCGGCGCTGAGAATTCTCCAGCTTCACCAAATGCTCCAAGCAGGCTAAAAGCAGCAGCACGTATTTTCAAGTTGCCACCGTGTCCTAGATCCCAAACTAGTCGATCGATGATAAATCCTACATCTCTCTCGCACTTGTATTCATCGTAGTCAAATGCTGATGTAAATGGTGCAATGTTGTTAGTGACTTGATAATCAATCCAGCTGGTAATTTCTTTTTGTATGAATGCACGATTTAGTTCTAGCAGATGTTGTGCGTTAGGATTACGAGGACCACGGTCTACCTGTTCACAGGCATAGCGAATTGTTTTCCAAGGTTTATCTAATGTTGCACCGCAATCTGGCCATGGACGATCCTCACCAGTTGTAGACACATAATAAACGTGACTAGTGCTGCCCCATGTAACCCATTCTGGGGTACCTGCAGAACTCACTCGTAATACCTGTCCCTCTGTACCGACTGGTAGTCTTGTTGGGCCTGCACCACCGTAATATACCAAATCACCTGTGGTAGTTAGCACTGAAGCTTCGCTGCCTACAGCTACAACATTCCAATATGTGCCTGTGGCATCAAGGTCTGGGCGACTTAATGCTTGACCACCGCCCTCGGTACCCAATGTAGAGCCATCGTCACCTTCTGATCTGTGTTGTGATACACAGATATAACTGTTTGTTCCATAACTAACTGTATCGCCGGCGTTGTATTCTGTGTCGTCTGCCCATGCGCCTCTCCAGTTCATTCCGGTTGAGATCGCTGCCCAGTATGCTGTGTTTGGTGGCTCTCCGCTGACTGTAGCAGTCATTGATCCGCTGGCATCCGTTGCAACGTTAAATGTTGTTCCGCTGGAAGTGGTGCTGATTGTAATGTAACCAGCTGCTACTGTTTTAACATAATATCTACCACTAGTAAATACTCCTCCGAATGTGGATCCTGTGAATCTCACAGTCATACCAACTACAATTCCTGTAGTTGATGCAGCAGTAAATCGATCATTGGATGCGGTAGCTGCTGTAAATGTATAAGTTGCACTCGGACTATCTGCTATCGCTATGTAGTTGTTGCCGCCGTGTGTGACCACTTCACCTATTTTATAAGAAGTACCTCCTGCCCAACTCTGTTGAAAGCTTAAACCTTCTGCGAACAGATCCCAATCTGTGGTGCCTGTTAAAGGATTTGAATTGAGATGTTGTGTCTTTGACACATAATTGTTGCCGCCGTATTTGACCACATCACCCGGCTGATAGGCAGTAACATTGTTCCAGTTACTTTCATATTCTAAGCCTTCAACATACTGTGCCCAATTTGCAGAATCTCCTGAAAAACTTGCACCGGCAGAGTGTTGTGTTGTACAGATCCACAGACCAGCACCGTATTTTACAACGTCGTTTAATTTGTAACGAGTAGCTGTAACCCAAGTTCCTAGATATTCTTGTCCTTGTGTATACACTTGCCAACTAGCAGAATTGTCTTCTAAACCTGATGCTACTGTAGCCGCACTTGTGTGCCCTGTGATACAGATATAGTTAATACCGCCATATCTAACTATGTCATTTAATTTATATCTTGTTAAAACAGTCCAAGTACCTTTCCAGTCTGTTCCTTCAACAAATTGATTCCAGGCAGCAGAGTTGTTTTCTAATCCTAGAGTAGCTGTGGCTGCGGATGTATGGCCGTCTATGCAAACGTATACTGTGCCGCCGTATTTTACTAAATCGCCTTCCTCGTATACTGTAACTGTGGACCACGCATCTCTCCAACGTTGGCCATCGGCCATTAGATTCCATTTGGTCGGATTAATATCCAAATCAACATTGAAATTAGCATTAGCAGTGTGTCCAATTTGACACAGATATACTTTTCCGCCAAAGCGAACCACGTCATCTTTGTAATAGACCGTGCTTGCACTCCAAACACCTTTCCAAACAAATCTAATTCTACCTAATTTAAATTCTGCCATCGTACACTCCAGTATCTATATTTATGTTTAATTCACTCTGCGGTAAAACATGGTCTGAGCCACATAACCGTAACCTACTCCACTTCCGGAGCCAGAAAAGTCTGCAACAACAGGTATGTTTATTGTCAATCCTGCTGTGGATTCAATAGACGTTGGGCCTATTTTAACTGTACCAGCGGTAATACTAGGCGTAAGCAAGTCTTCGCCGCCCACGTTTAATCTACTACTCAAATATGATCTAACTGCCCGTTGAGTAGGAATAATATTGTTTGAGTTCTGTATAAACAATCCATCTTTACTAAATTCTCTAATAACAGCCGTGGATCCTACGTTAATTCCTGCCAATCTTAATTCTGTAAGGCCTTCTAGATCAAAGAACTCTGCAGCGATTGTGATAATACCAGTGCTTTGTTCTACAGCAAATTGTTCTCCTGCGCGGAAGTTGCCATCCTGGTCAGTGGAGGTATAGAATACCCGACCACCATTTAGATTTTGAACTTCTTGGAACGGCTGTGTTGTAAAATCGTAGTTTTTATACAACTCAGGATAGTTGGTTTCTAAGAAGTTTCCTGTACCGATATCTAAGAAATCATGACCAGTTATGCGAACCTGGCTGTATTTTTCACGAATCAGTACCTCCATTCCGTGTTCAATAAACTGAGCTAGCGTGGAACTAGGACTAATCTGGAATGTAGATCGTATAGTTCCATCCGGTAGTAGTTCCTCATTGATTCCTACTATAACCGCTACTCTATACGATGAACTACCGGCAATATAAAACTGTGCGCCTGGTCCAGGCATCACAGTGAGGCCGTCTACGGTAAGAAATTTTCCAACAGGAGTTTTATCTGCAAATCCATCACCAGTGACAACAATGCTAGTGGTGCTGGTTTTGTATGAAACACCCTTGGATACAAATGTTGGTTGAGCCAATGAACCATCGGCTAATCTTGGTCTAAACGTTGGGTCTTCAGTGTTATTGGGATCAGTAACGGTTAGTGTAGGGGCTGAATCGTAGCCGCTGCCTGGTTCCCAAATTTTAATCGAGCCAACTGTGACACCACCTAATACAATTCTTCCTAGTGCTCTAGCACCTGTGTAAATTTTATTAAACGTATAAGAAGTCGTGCCAGGCAAGGCAATCCAAGTTGGCTTGTTGTTTGACAAGGTGCTGTCACCTAGTGTGATATCCGGATTTCCAAAAGCTACCACTCCCCAGTTTTCTGCAGATGTCAGTGTTCTCGGAGTCCACACGATACCGTCATATGATGTTGCTGCATATGTAGTAATTCCGGCAGTTGGATCTGCTCCGATATCTCTAGAGCCCGTATCTCCTACTGCGAAAAATACTCCTTGTCCGTATCGTATCTGCTTCCAGTTATGTGCTGTAGACCCGTCTTGAGAAGGCATGGCCGCAGCATACCATACTAGACCATCAAAACTGTATCCGACATCTCCTGTAGAACTTATGGCAACAAATCTTCTATTTCCGTAGGCTATACTAACCCAATCTTTCGATGAAGAATCAGCAACCACATCCATGATAGTACCTTGCCAAGTCAAAGATGTTCCGTTCCAGGTGCCTATTGCAGCTATATTACTTGAATTGGCCAATGCTACAAATACATTAGATCCAAATGCAATGTCTACATATTCGTTATATGTAGAATCTCCAAACGTAGGCAATGCAGAAAATGTCCAAGATGTGCCATTGATAGAATATGCTGCAGAATTTAAATTATCTGCTACTGCTACAAATATCCCTGTACTTGCTGTTGATGGCTTTCCGTAAACAGCACCTGACCAGTTTCTCGAAGCCGGCATAGCTTGTAAGGTCCAATCTATACCATTGGTGCTACTAGCAGCATCTGAGCTGCCGTATTTAACTGCAACAAATTTATTGTTGCCTGCTGCAAGACATTTCCAGTTTCCGTCATTTGGTAGATCACAAACAATGAAATTTTCGCCGTCGGACGAGTATCTGCCAAAATGGCCCGATGTTGGAGTAATTACAAATCTACCACTGGCAGCAATTAAACTGGTGTCAGATATCACATATGCTACAACTGAGTTGGTGCTGTCGTCTGAAATATCAGTGACTGTTAATACAATGTCATGCTCTACTATTGTACCGCCGACATCGTTGCCGTTAATGGTTATTATATTGCCTACAGCGTATCCTGCACCGCCGTTGGTCTGTGTAATCGAATAAGTTCTTCCTGTTTTCACTACTGTGAATCTAGCAGGTGCTGGCACAACTTCTACAGTAGTGCCTGTGCCAACAGTTCCTGTTACATTAGTAAATGTTTGGCTGGTCTCTCCATATACCACAGCTGCCCAAGCGCCAGCAGTGGCGAATGTCACAGTGGTAGCGGTAAATCCAGGCGCACTGAACGTTGGTCTTGGTTCAATACGATATCGTGTGCCCGTGGTTAATAATGTCGCTGATGGTGTGCCTGGTAACACGTGATCCCATCCAGGCAAATCATCACTTTCTCTATACACTGTACAAACTTTGGTGCCGCTGTTGTAGGCTTGTATATATGCATATTGTCCTGTTCCTTCTCCGGATATGATCAGGATCCGCATGCCTAATATCTGTGCTTCAGTGGCCGATTCTGCAGAGGCCAGTGTTATGGTTGTTGGGCTACCAGACTGTGCTTGGTTACCTCGTTGTGTAAATCCAGTGCCGCCAGCAAGCACCTGACATTCAAACATGGAGTTGTCTCGGAATTCTTCTTGTATAGCCACAGCTCCTGAACCGGAACTTGTTATAGTATATGAGGCTGTGGTATAATTTTGGCCGCAATTTGAAAATTCTAATCCTAGAATATAGTCTAAAATTTCTCCAGCGTAGGCAGCTGCCACCACTGCCTGTTCAGTTTGAGTATTAACAGATCCAAATCTCACAGTTTCAGTGGGGTCGATTCCGTCAGCAATTGCCCCAAAATCACCGTAAGAACTATTACCGTTGGTTGCACGAATGATACCACCATTTTGGGAAAACATTCCTATATGTGCATAATAACTAAACACGGATACTAATTCTCCGCGGCCGCCGTTTAACATCCATGCACCTATGCCGTCTGATATTACCTGAGTAAAGTCATTGCTAACTATAGATTTGTTACCGCCATTGTGCAGTGCTCCGTCTACTTTTTGTCCTACAGCGCCTGTGCCAATGGTGGTGACGTTTTGAACATAGCAACTTCTATTGATAATCCAGGTTCTTTCGTCGGCTGGACCCCAACCTGGATCAAGACTCACAAATGCACCTGCGGTAGGAATACTATAGACATTGCCTGGGGCTATTGCAGGCAGCGTACCTTCTAGACCTCTAAGAGTCATGTTTCTAATACCAGTGGTATCTCTCACATAAAACATGTCTTCAATCTGGCTACCGATAACTTTATTAGAGTACCATCTTGCTTCTAACACAGATTTGTAATTTCCAGGATATTGCAAATCATATTGCACAGCGTTAATCAGTCTATCTATATCTGTGCTCCACTGTTCTAAATCATAGATATAAAGTGCATAGGTATTGGCCATCCATGCTGCAGATTCTGCTTTAATCACTGCTCTATTTGCTTCTAATATATTGACAGCTACTAACCTTCCGCCAGCTGTTAATGTATTTGAGCCAGTTACTGTTGGCATTGCGCCACTATCATTTACTTTGTACTCTATAACTGAAATTATGCTAGACCACAAAGAGTTAACTATTGCTGCTTCGGTAGCTGTGGCTGCACCGGCAGTAATTTGTGATATATTGTTACCCAACGACAAATTTGCATCGAGTCCTTGAATAATATTACCTAGCTTAGTTCCTATATAGATTACGCTTTCTAAAAATTTGTCTACATCTTGAACATATTCTGCAACTGGCTCACTGGCACGTATAGACACCGATCGCAACTCTTCTCCTATGATTGCGGTTCTAGCAGGAACAATCATAGGACATAATTCTTGATATTCTCCGGTGGAGACTTGTATTGAAGTTGTACCAGAATACCCATCGTTGGCTTTTTCCAATGCAAATTTCACAGTACGATATGGTTTAAAATAGTTTAGGCCTCGTTCGATGTCATCGTCATCTACACCATCTGTTCTAACATAATAAATCCTGTTACTAGTTCCCCAATTGGTGTAGTCTAGATCACCTTGATTGTTTTCAACATACAACAATTGATCTTCTGCGCCGATAGATACGCTGATGGTCCCGTAGGTACTGCCGTCACCTAGTGTAAAAACTGTACTGCCATCTTCTAAAATGTTTCTTCTAAGTCCAAACGATAGTATGTCACCTTTAACTGTTAATGCATTACTTTCATTGCCTGTTACTAACGTAGTCCAGTAATCAAATCCGCTGCCGTTATCTCCAGGAAAATTTTCAAAAGAACTAAAGTGGGGAGTACTGGCAACATATGTTATACCTCTAAAATAAGCAATATCATATAGATTATAATATTGATTGTCTCTCCAACCCCCTGTAATATTCTGCGCAGCAATCACTACTTGCCAATTAGATGTATCCAAAGATCTCAATGAGCTGTCATCTGTAAATTGATTAGTCAAGCTAACCCACAATGTTCCGCCTCGCCTTACTACATCACCTTCTTGATACTGAGTATTGCTTTGAATATCGTATTCGCCTCGGAATCTTATTCCATTGGCCACAACGGTCCAATTAGGATCGCCTGGACCGTAATCGTATATTTGGGACTGACCGGGTTGGTTGTTTAAATTATTTGTAGCGGCCACATAAACTATGCCGCCGTGTCTAACTACATCACCTATGGCATAATAGGTTGATGAATTCCATTGATTATCAAATTCAAATCCAGAAAGATATGTTTGAAAATTTACGTTTGTGATTTGACCCGGAGTGGATAACGATGTATGCTCTACAATACATTTTAATATACTTCCGCCATATTTAACTAGATCATTCAGTCGATATCTAGTTGAAGGTTGGTATCCTCCGACATATGTATAATTTTCAACAATCACAGACCATGTTTCTGCTGTGCTGTCATCATTTGCATCATTGTTGCCTACTATAACACCGTCAGAGACTGTGCCTGAAGTATGTTCTAAAGTACATTGATAGGTGTAGCCGTTGTATCTTACTGCATCGCCTACCTGATATCTTGTACTAGCAGCCCATGTGTTTCTAAAATTTGTTCCGGTAGCAAATATTTCAAATTTATCTGCATTTGTGTTAAAAAATGTTGACGATTCATGACTGGTTATACATAGATATAGATTACCGCCATTAATAACCAGAATTCCCGGGTCATATCTAGTACTACTAGTCCATTGTCCCAAGAATTCTCTGCCGTCGGTAGTTTTTGTCCAGGCAGGTGCTGCGGCAGTTTCGCCCAACGGGATATACGATTGATTGTCATCAAACAATGTTGGAACGTGTTGTCTGATACACACCCAAGCAGAACCTCTATAATATACAACATCATCTTTATAGTATAATGTAGAATCGTCTAAGGCAGCCCAGCCGCCTTTCCAGGTATATCTAAATCTAGTGATCTTAAAATCTGACATTTATAAATTCCTAATTATGAACTAATCCCAGTTGGATAAGAATAACCTCTATTAATTCTCACAATAAACATACCTTCGTCGTCTACGTAATAGAATAGAGATCGATTATCCCATCTGTACTGGGGATAAAACATATTTTCTTTCAACAGTTCGTGGGTTACATCTAAACCATCTAAATAATCTGTTCCGGCAACAAAGTTGTCAAAATCCTCTTCTGGAGGGCCGGGGATATTTAATTCGTAAGCATCTAAATCTGTAATCTGATCGCTTCTAACTAAAAACATTTCTCCATCTTCATTTCTTCGAAGAGCATACCAATAACGTGGGGAATCCCCCAATGACTCGGATGGTGTTGTGCCTAGATAATATGAACTTGATATTCCTGCCATGATCCGCTCCTTATGATATCTCTACGTAACTGATAGTAGCATCTATGCTGTCAGTGGTGTTGGTTACTATTCTTAATTCGGTGTTTTCTGGAAGAATTAATTTTTCTCCTTGAGTTATCACCTTGACGGAAGTGTTTGGCGGTATCGCTAGACCTTTCACATAATACACCACTGTGGTATCTGCGCCAACTATTTGAACATCAGCTACTACAGTATCATACTGTGTAACATTGGCTAGATTGCAACCAATCACGGTGGCTCTAACTCCACCGCCAATTTCTACTACATCTGTGGGGTTAGTTCCTATTTGTGTGACCAGTGCGTGTTTAAATACTGTTGGCATTTTATTATCCTAGTGTAAGTGCTAGTTGGGCAGCAATGTCGTTGGCTTCTGCAACAGACACAGCACCTGCTGCACCTGCAGGACTTGCCCAGTCTGCTCCGTCCCAAATTTCTAAAGCAGCTGAATCTGTGTTAAATCGTGTCATACCTAATACAGCATAGGCCGTTGGTCTAGTGTCAGCTGCTCCTACAGGAGGTACGAATCCGTTGGTACCTTGTATCTTGAAATATCCTGTACCGGTCTGTGCGATTTGCGATACAGCACCTGATACAACGTTAGTAATCACATTATCAGCGATCTTAAAATTACCTAGTCTAACTCCACCAGCTCCGTTACCGTCAATATATAGGTCCAGTCCTGTAGTAGTAGTGATTTGATTATCGCGGAACATTAAATTACCAACATCTAAGGTTGGAACAGTTATCGCAGTTGTGTAAAGATTATAAGAGTAAATCGCTCTCCAACGATATGTAGGAGATCCCAAATCGTAGGTGTTGTCAGTTTCGGGAACTAGGTCACTACGAATACTAGCATTGATTACGATATTATCTGTAAGTGCATCGCCAATTTGTATGTTTCCGCCTATGACCACATTGCCTGTGGCATTAACATTGCCTGTGACCGCAAGATTACCAGTGATATTAGTGTTGGATATTATATTGACTGTGCCAGTACCGTTAGGGTCTAGCTCTATGCTGCTGTTGCTGACCGTGGTCGATATTGTGCTGCCCTGCAGTTGCAGATCATCTATCTGCAGTCTTGAATGATATACTGTGGCTTCACCTGCTGCCGCTGCAAACGTTATAGTGTTAGAATCACTAGTTATGGTATTGCCAGTAAAGTGTAAGTCACCGATGTTTAATTGATTGTCTACAGTGATGTTTGTGGAGCGAATGTGTCCGTTAACATCTAGGTCAGTGGTAGGGGCTGCTGTTTTTATCCCGATACGAGAGTTCACAACATCCAGATAGAGTAAGTCTGTCTCAAAGGCTAAATTCTCACCCGCACGGAGTAAGTTAGACTTTAAGAGCTGACCGGAAATACGACCAATAGCCATGTGCTCTCCAATAACCCCGGTGTTTCACCGTTAACCAGATTTTCAGCTTGCGCTCTTTGTCGGTTTACCACAGTCGGATCTTGCAAAAATGGTCGTTTCTGCAATTAAAGTTATTTATCAGTTTTGGAAAATTAGCCTAGCATAAGGGTGTAGACGTGGCCGAGATCTTCCATGATTTCTGTTGTGACCTCGATACCTCCACCAGTGCTTACTGCCCATACTGCACCATCATAACATTCAAGATACTGTTGATCAGTATTCCATCTAGTTTCGCCAACCTCTGGACTGGCTCTTCGATCAATGTCCGGTCCAGCAGGTATTATCATACCGTTGTTGCCTGAAAACACATAATATCCTATACCAGTAGCAGCAACAGTTAACGGTGTGTTTAACAAGTTTGTGATATCATTGTTTTGCCATTTGGTATTTTCTATGAATGTTATTCCGGTGTCAGGGCTCAGTAAAATATCGTCGTTGGATTGAATAGCTGATATTTTGTTATTAACTCCGTCTAGAGTCATTTGATCGCTGATCACTACTGACCCTGACACAATGCCGCTTCCGGGCCATGCACCATCAGTTATGTACTGCCATTCTGGTGCATGTAAATCTGCCCAGCGCCGTGGACTAGAATCGCCTGCATCGGCACCCATGGCATATGTTACATCATCACCGGGGATAATGCTCTGAGTAAAATCTGTGTTGATAGTCACAGTGTCAAGAGTTTGATCACCAAAAGTCAGTGTGCCTAGTCCTGTGAGATTTCCACTCATAGAGATATTACCGGTAACTGCAAGATCTCCGGTGATATTAGTATCGGACATTAACTCTACCGTTCCTGATCCATTAGGGTCTAGTATTATGTTGCTGTTAGCTATACTAGATATAAGATTACCATCTAGAACAAGATTAGCTGTGACAAGTCTATCATGAAAGATTTCTCCACCGCCATTGATATAAACATCAATGCCTCCTACACTGGTTGTAATAGTGTTGGGCGAGTTTAGTCTTAGATTACCCACAGCAAGTTGTATAACAGCTGTAAGCTCGTTGGTATAGATATTGTTGTTTATATCTAAATCGTATACAGGAGTTGAATCTTTAACTCCGATCCTCTGATTGTTTACATCGATGTATAATAGATCAGTTTCAAACGCAAGGTCAACACCTGCACGTAACAGGTTGTCTGTTAATACCTGTCCACCTATGCGCCCCAATTGACTCATTGTTAGTTGGCGTATCCGTAGTATACAGTTATGTAAACTGGATTACCGCCTCCTCCTGATGCTGGTACTGCTGAAGTGAATGTAAGATAATATCCAGCCTCACGCACCTTTCCGGTGCCTGTAGGAGTACCGCCTGACTTAGTAAACACAGTTCCTACTGTGTTTGCACCTGCGCCAAATGATGTAAATGTTGTGGTGCCAACGGAAGTAATCACATAGCTAGTACCGTTGTTGGCACTGCTCAATGCAGTAGCGTTGATTTCAGCTCCTGTGCCTGTGCTGGTAGGATTTTGATTTATTGTAAAGTTTGTGGTAGAAATCTGCATGACGTTTTCTACTAGTACAAGTACATTGTCTGCACTGGCAGCATATGATGCTGCAAAGGTACTGTTTAATGGTCCAAAAATAGTAACTACTCCGTCGCCTGGGCCTAATGTTTGTTTGGTAATAGCAGCAGCAAAGGGGCTGGCCACTGTGACCCAAGCTCCTCCTACATAGGCTTCTAGTGCTGGAATAGTGGTATTGTATCTTATAGTACCGTTGGCATCTGTAGGTTGACGCACACTAGTCAATTGTGGACGTTGTGCAGTCGTGCCTTTGGGCAACATCATGCCGCCGTTGGCGTTAACTACTATTCTGTTGCCTGGTACATTGCCAGCAGGATAATATATCAAGGCACGATCGTTGATGCTGAACTGCGAAATATTTTTGGTCTTTAAGAATTTCATACTGCTAGAACACTCACAGTAACAGCTAATCTTGCAGCTGATGATGTTCCAACCCATATAGCGTCACCACTGGCTGTCACTATGCGTTCTTCTGAAAAGAACACAGTTTCTCCTGCAGGCACAACTAGACTGTTAACCACGAGATTGCCAGGGCCATAACTCAGTCCGCTGCGTACTACATAGATATTCACTGTGACTGAATTAGTTGTTTCGTCTGCGGGATCTGGTGCTGCTGTGTTACACAATGCTATAGTGGTCACAGCATTTTCTCTACCTGTTACACCGCCTGCGATTGGTCCACCTGTGGTTGAACTAGTAAACACTTTTACAGGTACTGCAACACTGGTAGAATCAATCAGTGATAGTGTGCCTTCTGGATTTTCATAATTTCTTATCATAGTTGTCTCTTAAAATAGCATGCTGAATACCAGTGCTTTGTTTTTACTTATCAACTCGCCGTTCTGTTTAGCTACTTCTGCGCTGTCATTGACAAAATATATACCAGTGGTTCCTACACTAGGTGCAGCTGCATACAGCAACACACTGTTTGACACATAACTAGGAACCACTCCAATATTTTCTATTTGAATTGCATAGTTGGTTTGCAATTTACCTGTGCCCTGTGTTCGCACATAGACATTTTCGTTAGTGATACCTGCTCTAGAAGTTATTTCATTGCGATCAGGTCCACCGCCTATTTCTAAATCACCGGTTTCGAATCTGTTGGCATAAAACTGTCCAACTAGAGCATTGTCAACAATGATACTCACCGCACTTTCGCCATAGGTGCTGTGTGTGGTTGTTGCTGTAAAATAGGCTAACGATCCAGCTTGTCCTGACGTGTTAGGTGTTATTTCTTTATCCGCAATAACAACTTTGGTATCCTGAGCTTGTGGTGCAACAATCTGAAAAGTGGGATTGTTAAGAATTGAATCATCAACATATTTTTTATTAGGAAGATCGTCGTCGTGTGTGACTTGAGCTTCATAGGTTGTAGTACCTATGACTTTGACTACTCCTGTGCCTGAGCCTATGAGGGTAAGGTCGCCTGAATCTGTTGTTGAGTTAGTTAGTATTTGTTTGAGTCTTAGACTGCTAGCATCAAAGTTAAACGGTCCTGGTGCTGATCCGTGTGCTAGTATCCATGAGTCTGTGCTTTCATCATACAGAAAGCTGGCATTGTTCTGCGGAGTTATTGAAGATGTGTTGCCACGTTCGATTTCAATACCCGAATATATCAGCGATACACCCGGACCAACTTCTCCAGTGTTTAATGAGATGATGTTGTCTTCGATGGTTAGGTTAGTGGTACTGATGTTAAAAGTATCACCTTCTACCACAAGGTTCCCGGTAACCCTAACTGACCCGCCACTCGCAACAGGTCCGGTGTCAAGTGTTATCTTGGCACCATCGCCTGCTCGAATGTTGTAGTCACCGTTGACTCTGAGAAACTGTCCCATTTACGGTCCTAGATTATAGTGCAACTAATAAAATGTCGTCTGATCCAGAATCGTCTGCCATGTACCATTTATAGCGAACACCGCTAAAATCAGTAGCAATACGCTTGGTTAACTTTCTAATTCTACGACCGTTAGTTGCTTGATCTGAATCAGCAGCTACACGACCTGACATCACCATTTCACCTGTTGATAGTTTGTCGTCGTCTTTGTTGACTAATCTGCAGAGTCCTGTTGCGCTGTCTGATACATCAAACACTCTATATGCTCTTGTACCTGCTTGTTTAAGAATATACACATCATCTCTGATTGTGCCGCTAATATTGGCAACAACTCTAATACCTACATTAGTTGATGCATATGTGCCAAAAACTTGAATACCGTTTACATCTCTTTTTACTGGACGTCCCATTTGATTTCTCCTTTATTTGACGTTCTAGGTCTACGCGGTGGGTACCGCATAATAAATTCTAGATACTTTATTTATCCGCGGCTCAGTAGACTCATCAGTTCCATTTTTTCCACTGTGGCCAACACTGTGTTGATGGTGTTGATTTCTTGTTGTGCTTTTTCTAAGTAGCTGCGATTTTTAGTCTGTCTATACATGACCATTATTTTACTGTGCGCAGTAATGTGTTGATTTATTATTTTTTCAATGCGCTGTACATCATGTGTAAACATAGGAAAGCGATTACGCCATGCCGCAAACTGTTCACGAAGTTGTTTGAAATCTTGGTCTGATTCTACTTTCATCTTGATATTTAAGTCAAACAAAAAGCACCCGAAGGTGCTTTTTGAAGTTGCGTTATACGTGTTACAGATTAAGCAAAACGTAGGTTAGCGGATGTTACAGCAACAGTCGCCAAGTAATCAGCTGCATTACCTAGAGAAGAAGCTGTGTTTGTCAACTCAACATAACCATAACGTGTCATGAATGACACGACTGGTTCGAAAGTTGCTGGGTCAAGAACAACACCACTGCTCATCAATGGAATGTATGGGCAATAGAATGCTGCTGC